AAAGAGCAGATCAAGGCCAAGAAAGACAAGAGCCGTGACGATTCATACGCCAGGCAGAATGACGAAGACGCATTCATCACCGTTTCCTTCTCCAACTTCGAGGGGAAGGTCGCCTTCTGCGAGATGTTCGGGTGCGATCCGTACAATACCAAGTTCATCAACGGGGAGGATCTCTTCTCCAAGCTAAACGATATGCAGTAATATGCCTACGCCCAAACATGATTATAGCTCAGATGACTTTTATCTTCAGGTCTACGACTACGCCCGTGCAGGAATGAACGATAAGGAGATAGCAGGGGAATTGGAACTCGATACAGAGACCTTCACCTGCATGAAGAACGGAAACTATATCAGGTGGACTGAAAAGGAAAATGCCGAAAGGTCGGAACGCTTAGTAAAGGTCTTATCGCGCGGGCGCGAGAAGGTTAATTACTCCATGAAGGCGAAGATGATGTCTCTGGCACTTGGCAAGGCCACGACGTCCACCAGATCCACGACGAGGAAGCATATAATCACCAAGGAGGGGGAAGTTACGGATGATGTGGAAGTGTCAACCACCGAAGTGGAAACGACGCTGCCTCCCAGTCTACAATCTATTACTACATGGCTCCACCATCATGATCCGGATTGGCGTAAATACGATAATAACAAAGACGTCGACGAAGAGGGTATGACTCGCTCCGTCGAGGCCATCAATATAAACGTAGCATACAACAAGAAGGAAGATATCGACCTTCAGGGTAAACGTACGGAAGTGAAAGATGATCCTGAATCTTAACTGTACACCGGTGTTCAGCCGTGTAATGCGTGCACTGTCCGACCCGAAGTATCATGTGTTCGTGTTGGAGGGAGGCTCCCGAAGCTCAAAGACATACTCGCTGATACAGCTGTTCATCGTCAATGCGCTCCGCAGCAAAGAAAGGACGCGTGTGGTATGCTCAAGAAAGAAGGGGACGTGGCTGCTGGCAACGGTATGGTTCGACTTCACGAACATTCTGGTGGACATGGGATTGCTGGGAAACCCTGATGTGAAGATTAACAACTCCAAATTCACGATACGGATTAAGAAGTGGCTCTTTGAATTTGTCGGTCTCGATGATGTGCAGCGTCTCCACGGTCTGACGTGCGACATCTTCTGGATAAACGAGGCGATGGAGACCACCAAGGACGATTTCGACCAGCTGGAACAGCGTTGCTCCCGTTATTCCATCCTTGACTACAACCCTACGGCCGAGGAACACTGGATATATGACAACGTATGTTCGCGTGAAGACTGTTACTTCGACCATTCCACGATGCTGGACAATCCGTTCATCCCTACAAACATGAAGCGGAAGATACTCTCCTATGAACCGACAGAGTATAACTACGCCCAGGGTACGGTAGACATCCGCAAATGGAAGATATACGGCAAAGGGGAGCGTGCGAAGATAGAAGGTCTCATCTTCAGCAATGTGAAGATCATCAAGGAAATTCCAATCTGGGTAAAGAGCAAGTGGCGTGCAATAGACTGGGGGTTCTCGCTGGACCCGACGGCGATCGAGACGGTCGGTTTCTACAAAAACTCCATATACGTCGATGAAGAGTGCTATAGCACTGGGATGCTCAATCCGGACATCATAAAAAAACTGAAGCAGCTCCCAAGGCTCAAGATATGGGCCGACAACGCAGAGCCGAAGACCATCAAGGAAATCAGCAATGCGGGATTCTATATACAGGGAGCCAAGAAAGGTGCGGGATCTATTCTCGACGGCATCCAGTTTATGCAGGGATATACGATCTACATCACAGAACGGTCCTTTAACATCAAGAAGGAGTTCGACAATTATACATGGCAGCAGGACAGAAACGGGAAATGGATTCAGATGCCTGTTGACGATTACAACCACGCCATAGACGGCATACGTTATGTGTGCTCCATGGAGCTGATGGGAAAAGTGGACAAAGAAAGGAAACAACTGGGTAGGACGGCGTCAGCCTTCGCCCACTAATATAAACGATATGGCAACACCAAAGACATTACAGGAAGTCCTTGCATTGGAGGACAATGACCAGAAGATATACTATCTGAAGAAAGGAAGAAAAACTCCCCTTCCGAATGTGGCAAAACTTATGAGCGACTGGGATCCGTCCAAGCACGAGATAATGAACGAGGCCAAATATCCCAAGATACGCGTCCTGACGCAAGTGGAGCACGACGAGTATGACGAGGCAACAGGCAAGACCACCCATGTCGCTACAAAATACGAGATGAAGGAGCCTAACCGCATCGCTCTTCCTATCGAGCAGGATATAGTGAACATCAACACGTCCTTTGCTGTAGGCATAGAGCCTTCGATGGACTGCACCCCTGAAGATGACAAGGAAAAAGGGGTGCTTGAGACGCTTAAACAAGTGTTCAAGAAAAACAAACTCCGCTTCCAGAACCGAAAGATTGTCCGCTCATGGCTATCAGAGCAGGATGTCGCAGAATACTGGTATGTCTCTTATGATGACGGGTTCTGGGCCAAACTTCAACGGAAGATTGCGGGTCTGTTCGGTGCCTCCATGCCTAAATACAAACTCAAGTCGCAGATATGGTCCCCCTTCCGTGGCGATATCCTTTATCCATTCTACGATGACAGCGGCGATCTGGTGGCTTTTTCAAGACAATACAAGAAGACCGATCTTGACGGTAACGACCACGACATATTCATGACAGTGACCGACAAAATGGTCTACCAGTGGGAACTTGACGAGACGTGGGGAGAAAATGAAGTGAAGACATTCGCGCACCAGTTCTCGAAGTTGCCCGTCATATACTCCCATAAGAAACAGCCTCTGTGCGTAAAAATACGTACCATGAGAGAGCGTCTTGAGAAGTGTCTGAGCGGTTATGCCGACTGCATAGATTACCATTTCTTTCCTCTTCTTATGCTTTTCGGTGACATTGATCCAGATATCATGAGCGGGGACATACGAAACAGGATGATGAAGCTGACCGGAGACGGTGCAAATGCTCAGTATCTGACATGGAATCAGGCCAGCGACCCGGTCAAGGTGGAGATAGAGACGTACTTCAACCAGATATATGCGCTGACTAACACTCCGCGCATATCCTTCGACCAGCTGAAGGGAACGGGAAACGCTTTGAGCGGTGTTGCATACAGATACTTCTTCATGGCCGCCCACATGGCTGTCCGAAACTACGAGGAAGAGTTGGGAAAGTTCTTCCAGAGACGTATCAACTTCATTGTGTCTGCCATCGGGGACCTTAATGCTAGCCTGAAGGCGGCGAGTGATACCATCGACGTGGAGACGGGCCTTATACCGTTCATGATTGATGACGACAACGACAAAGTGCAGACGGCAGTGGCGGCAGTAAGCGGTGGCGTATGGAGTACCGAACATGGTGTTGCATATTGCAGCAAATACGGGGAATTGTCCGACGAAATCGCCAAAATAAAGTCCGAACAGGCTGAAAAGACGGCACAAGTCCAGACGAATGTCCATACACAAGCCAAGAAGGAACCTAAAAAAAAAGATAAATAAACATTAGTTTTTTGTAGGTAGGATGAGAGTTTTTCAATGTCAGGCGGTCGGGAGATTACCTGGCATTTTTGTTTCTATGTAACCCTTGTGAAACGGCCCATTCTGCAAGATTAATCCCGTTTTACGAAAGTGGACTTTATATTCGTTTTGCAGATTTTGATTTCATTGATTGGCATTAAAATATGTAGTAATTTTACGATTATAATTTTAATCAGATTACGTATGACGATTCAAGAAATGATTTTAGCAGGTCTGCGAACGAAGTTTCCGGGCGTTGACGATGCTACCCTCCAGCGGATCTCTGTGAAGAAAGCTGAAGGTGTGACGGACGAAGGCAAGGTGAACTCCATCGTGGAGGGCGTGAGCTTTTCGGACGTGGTGAACAATTATGGTGACTTCCGTGCTAACGGTGCATCGGAAACTTCTCGCAGAAACGCTATTGCAGATTATGAAAAGGCCCACAATCTCAAGGATGGTAAGCCGATCGAAAAAACCGATCCAAAACCCGATCCAGTTCCAGTTCCAGATCCGAAGCCTGGTGATAATCAGCCAACCGATGTAGCCAAATTGGTGGCAGCGGCTGTTAATGAAGCGATGAAGCCCTTTGTCGATAAAATCGGCCAGTTCGAGGCTGCAAATGCCGCTAAGACGCGGAGCGAGCAGATAAAGGCTATGGCAACGAAGTTCGGAATACCTGATTCTTATGCTAAACGTTTGAGCATACCTGACGATGCGGACTTGGAAAAATATTTCACGGACACGAAGCAGGACATGATCAACGAAGGATTCCAGTTCGCTAAGTCCCCTGACGAGGCAGGCGGGAAGCCGAAAGACGAAATTGACAGCATCTTGGAAGGCGTAAACAAGACCACCGAGGCTATCAAGGTTAAAAACGAAACTAAATAAATTATGTCAGCAGGATATCATATTGAAGCAGCACCTCCCATAGAAAGGGAGGTATGTGATGAGAAGTCTCTTTACCGCATCAATGACGGCGGTATGGACTTGGATACAAGCAATCTACCCGCAAGTGGCTGGTTGCCTGAACTGACTCCCCTTTATCGCAACAAGGCGGAGCGTAAAGCAGTTGTGTGTTTGCGAGTGAAAGTTGTGGAGAAGGCTGATACCGGAGCGACAACAATCAAAATCGCGAAAGTACCTTTCCTGAGCCTAGTAAAGGCCGGAACCCTCCTTTCCGACGGGACCAATGTCATTGCCGTCACTTCGGTTGACACTTCAAACGATGATTACGACATCATCACCACGGCAGCACTCGAGGCGGCCATTGAGGCTGGAGCGGTACTCCCTGAAGCGGCTGGCGCAGCAGATGCTAAAGCTAAGAACATTGCTGATTTCGCCTCTTTCGGATGGCGCAATCTTGCAAAGGAGAACACAGTCGCATTGGTAGGCCGTGCCTATTCGATAGATGAGGACAATCTCTACATCCCTTTCACGGAAGATGACAAGAAGGCTCTCACCGGACGTTTCATGTTTATCTAAGTAAGAAGAATTATGATATTATCAATCGATTCTATTCTTAACAGTCCGAAGTTCCTTCAGGCTGTTATCGACCGCTCCCTCGTGACAATGTCGGAGCTTGATAAGGTGTACTGGAAGGATTATCTCGTCTATAACAAAGCGAACCCTGACGGTACGTTCAAGACGTATCTGGGTACGCAGATTGGCGTGATCGCCGGTACCGTAATTGACCGCTATGCTGGTAAGCCTATCAGAAAGCGTCATGCCCTCTCTCGTGGTTATGGTGAAGTCGCATGTTTCGGAGACTCCTATCAGATGGATGACACCCGTCTTGAACAGCTAGGAGTCCTCGTCGAGGAATACAACATGCTCAACATCCAGTCCACCAATACGGATGCCATCAGCGCAAAGATGAACGAGATCGTGGACTTCCTCACTGACGATGTTCGCCAGTGTATGCTCGCTCCTATGAAGCGTCTTGACATCATGATGGGAAATCTCCGTTTCAACGCATCATGCAAGGTGAACGGAAAGGAAAACAAGAAGGGCGTTTCCATTGCCGACATGAAGTTGCCTATCCTCACCAAGTCCGCAACATCAGACGACAAGGATAACATCCTGACATGGCTCGAAGACGAGTTTGTGGACAAAGTACGCTCCAAAGGCTATCTCTTTGCCGTGGCAGAACTGAACCGCCACACCTTCAACACTCGCATTGCCTCTTCCGCTGAGTTCAAGAGCAAGTTCATCATGAAGTTCGGCGACATGGAGTTCAATACGGGCGGCATCGTGACACCCGATATGGTTAACCGTCTTGTCGAATCGGCAGGCATCCCGTTCCGCTTCCGCATCAAGGATGAATACATCCAGGTATCGGAAGACGAGATGATCAACGCCGTCCCTGATGACAAGATTTCCTTCCTCCCGACACTGGATACAAAGAAACTTCTCGGATCTATGCGCTGGAAAAAGCCTTACGAGATGACCGACCATGTCAATGACGGCCGTGCCTATCAGGATATCGAAGGCGGAAAAGGATTCATTTCTTCCAAGAGAACGGACAATGGACGTTTCATGGAGTACGGTTTCGAGGCTATCCCCGATTTCAATATTCCTAACAAGATGGCCATTGCGGATCTTTCCGAGATTGGATGATGACAGCGGACTCCTATATAAAACAGCGTTTTCAGTCCTTCGGCATTGATTTGTCGGAGGCTGACCTTCTGGACATGAAGTTATCCTCCAAGGTAAGCGGAGACGATGAGATATCGGAAGGAAACACCAGGGCGGTGAATATCGCCATCGTGCAGTACATACCGTCTCTGATGCTCCGCTACAATTCCAAATCCGTTTCCGAGAACGGCTTCTCCAAGTCGCTTTCTTGGGATATTTCTGGCATCAAGGCCTATTACTCGATGATGTGCAAGAAATACGGTCTGAAGGATGAACTTAACCAGGAAAAACCGAAGATAAAATTCTTATGATGGAATGTTCCCCGCATAAATTGATGATGATGACCGTAAGCAAGCCTGCATACGATAAGTATGGCAGGCAGCTCACGGAAGGGGATAAGGCATGGGAGGAAGTATGCCCCTGCTTCTGCCATGACAACTCGCAGATGAAACAGGTGAGTGTCAACGGACAGATGTGGACTTACTCCTATCATGTTGTTTACGAAGGTAGCAAGATACCTCTCGATACCCACATCAAATGCGTGGACGATTCAGGGAATGTCGTCGGCGAAGGCAATGTACAGAAGAATGCAGAATGCTATTCGGATGAACTGAAAGGAATGTGCGACGCATGGATATGAAACTGGGCTGTAACGCTGATTTCAGCGATGTGGACGGATTTATCAAATCAGGTAAATGGGATGTCGAAAAGGTGATGATAGATGTCGGTGACGAAGCCGTCAAGTTCGCAGAGGACAATGGAGACTACGAAGACCATACCCTCACACTTAGGACTTCCAATGAATTTGATGTTGATGAAAACGGTCTGACGCTCACCAATTCCGCACCTTATGCGTCTTACGTTGAATCCAAAGGCTATGATGTTTTATCGGGAGCTGCATTGTACGCTGAAAAGCGTCTGAAAGATAAGTTTGAACTATGATAGTAACGACAGATATTGAAGATATACTCCTCTCGGTCTGTGAGGAATTTGGCATAACGAAGATGGCGACAGAGTCTCCCACCGTTGACGATAAGGAAGGCGACGGGATAGACGAGGAAATGGTTGTCGTTCATGTCAAGGACCAGGCTACTGAAACGTACTGGGAGCCGTGTTTCGCTAATGTCAATCTGTGTGTGCCTGACTTCAAGAGCGGTTTTCAGAACGGTCCTAGGCTGAAAGAGCTGGAAAGGGCCGCAATGAAGAAGTTCGGAAAGCTGCTTACAGGCGAATACGACGACACACACTATCAGATTCAGAAAGAAACTCTGGGCATCGAACAGGACAAAGGGCTGCGGTGCCATTATGTTAGTCTTACGCTGAAGTTCAGCGTGTTAAATGTAGGTTATTAAATTTGTTATATTATGAGTAAACCATTTGTAGGTATCAAGGGAATTACCGTCGGAGGCACTGCTGTCACCAACGTCCATTCTGATACATGGACTTATGAGCAGGATGACCCATCGACAAAGGACTTGGTGAACCAGCTTACGGGCAAGCCCTATTATATCGACAAGGAAAATGAAGGCCAGAAGGTCATCACATTCACAATCGGTATCTGGGACGATGCGCTGTATGCAAAGTACAACACATCCGAAGTCCAGTATGCTGCTGTTGTGGCTACTACCAAGACAGGAGGCACAATCACCTTCCCTAATGCGGCCATCATCGCCAAGGCTAATCAGGTTGATGGAAACATCGGCCTTCAGATCAAGGCAATCGCCTGTGAGCCGAAGGACGGTTCAGGGGATGTTATTTACGCTCCTGCTGCCGATACAACGGAACCGTAATTTTTCTTGTGTAACAGGGCAGCACCATGTCGCTGCCCTTTTTACTTTTAATATGAATAATGGAGCAAAAGTAATCAGTGGAGCGATCCTCGGCTTTGACGGCCAGACGGTCATCATCAATAAAAAGGCGTATGTCATCATGCCTCCCACCATCGCAAAGATGGCAGGTGCTGCATATTACCTATCAGATCTTCAGACGGACGGAAAGGATAATATCCAGAATGCACTGAAGACGATGAAAGACCTCCCTAAGGCGGCTACGGCATTGTCGTGGTTCATTGCTGGCGATGACAGCCTTGCGGCAGACTTCATGGAATCAAAAGTTGAAGAGGTCGTGGCAGGACTTACAACCGCTTTCTCAATGGTTTCTCCTATAAATTTTACGATGCTGTTGGATTTAGTGAGGAACGTCCTAAGTCTGACAGCAAAACCGAAATTATTGGAAACGAATGCCTGATCGGGCAGATAGCGACATTCATAGAGAGTCTGCATCTGACACGTCATGAAGTGATATACGAGATACCTTACAGGGAACTCCAGATAATGATGAAAGACAAACTTCATGAAGTTTCTGGCGGAACTGAGGTTATGAAGGAGGTATCAGACTCGGAATTGTTTGGAACGAAATAAATAAACATGTCAACACTTGCTTTCCGTGTCACGGCGGATTATGAAGAACTTATCAAACTCCAGCAGGAGATAGAAAAAACCAAGAGAGCCATCGGCGATCTTGATGTTTCTCAGGCTAAGAATAAATTCGACCAGCTTAATACTAAGCTGGTAAGCCTTTCCGATCAATATGAAAAACTGGCTACCAATGCAGCAAAGAACGGTGCCGCTATAGAGATGTCCGCAATGTCAATCACAAAGGCGTTGTCGGCTATCGGTGGCGTTGCCGCGCTGAAGGAGCTTGGTGGAAAAATAATACAGGTTCGTGGCCAGTTCCAGCAGATGGATACCGCCATACAGACCATGCTCGGAAACAAACAGCAGGCGGATCAGCTTCTCACACAGGTAAAAAAGTTCGCTCAGGTGTCTCCGCTTGAACTTTCACAGGTCATATCCGCAACCCAGATGATGCTCGGTTTCAATATCGAGGCCGAGAAAGTCCCGCGCTACCTTCAGGCCATAGGTGACGTATCTATGGGTGACGCCACAAAATTCAGCTCCCTTACGCTTGCCTTCTCTCAGATGAGTGCAGCCGGTAAACTGATGGGGCAGGATCTGAACCAGATGATTAATGCTGGATTCAACCCACTTTCCATCATTTCCCAGAAGACAGGAAAATCCATCGGGCAGCTGAAGGATGAGATGGAAAAAGGAGCCATAACCTCGCAGATGGTCCAGCAGGCATTCATTGAAGCGACGAGTGCGGGAGGTAAATTTTTCAATATGTCCCAGAACGCCGCCAAGACGATCCCTGGGCAGATATCCATGCTTAAT